TTGAAATGTATATACAAGAGAAAGTAGGTGAAATAAAAGAGGGTGAATATGGCAACATGTATTTTAATAGAACTTTAAATGATTGGTCTAAATTTGATATAAACAAAAGAACAAAGTATGATGCAACGATAAGTTCTGGTTTAGCTATCATGGCTTGTAATAGACACCTATATAAACCAAACCCAGTAATAGAAAAAGCCCCTATAGATATAAGTATTGCTAGATACAACAATAGAGGAATAAATTCAAAAATAATTAAACGATAATATGGCAGAGTCTGTACATAAAAATTTTCCTTCTCAAGTTGTTAGTGATTTAGAAAAAATCTCTAACAAATATGGGTTAGAGGTTGGTAAAGCTATCGAACTAGAATGGTTTGATGGTCCCAATTCTACTAGGTATACCCAATCTCAAAGGAAATTTCATCAATTAAGATTGTATGCTAGAGGCGAACAATCTATACAAAAATATAAAGATGAATTATCTATAAATGGTGATTTGTCTTATCTTAATTTAGATTGGACACCAGTTCCGATTATACCAAAATTTGTTGATATAGTTGTAAATGGTATGGCTAATAGATCTTGGGATATAAAAGCTTTTTCACAAGATCAATACGGCGTTGCAAAAAGAACTGAATATATGGAGAGTATGCTAGCTGATATGCAAACAAAAGCATTTAATGAAACAGCTAAGCAAAATTTAAATATTGATTTATATAAAAATGATCCGGAAGAACTACCTGACACAAAAGCTGAATTAGAATTGCACATGCAGTTGAACTATAAGCAAGCTGTTGAGGTTGCTAATGAAGAAGCTATAAATGTTTTAATGAAAGGTTCTAAATATGATCTTATAAGACGTAGAGTTTTAGAAGATTTAACAGTTTTAGGTATGGGAGCTGTAAAAACCACTTTTGACTGGTCTGAAGGTGCTAAAATTCAATATGTAGACCCGGCTAATTTAGTTTATTCTTATAGTGAATCTCCTTATTTTGATGATATATATTATATAGGTGAAGTTAAATATATCCCGATAAATGAATTAATGAAAGAGTTTGATCATTTAACCGAAATGGATATAAAAGAAATTACTAAAAAATATGGTATAAAAACAAATAAAATAATTAACTACGATAAAGACGAAAACAAAGTAGCTGTATTGTATTTTAATTATAAAACATATATGAATAATGTTTACAAGGTTAAAACGTTATCATCAGGAGCAGAAAGATCTATTAAAAAAGACGATAGATTTAATCCTCCAGCAGAAAAAATGAATGACTACACTCGTGTTCAAAAAACAACAGAGTGTTTATTTGAGGGAGCCAAAATACTAGGTACAGATGTTATGTTAAGATGGCAGAAAGCCGATAATATGATGAGAACTAAGAGTGATTTTAATAAGGTAAAAATGAATTATTCTTTAGTAGCTCCAAAAATGTATCAAGGCAAAATAGAATCATTAGTTAGTAGAATTACTGGCTTTGCGGATATGATACAGTTAACACATTTAAAATTACAACAAGTATTATCTAGAATGGTTCCAGATGGTGTTTATTTAGACATAGATGGTTTAGCTGAGGTTGACCTAGGTAACGGAACAAACTACAATGCTCAAGAAGCTTTAAATATGTTTTTCCAAACTGGTTCTGTTGTTGGTAGATCGTTTACACAAGATGGTGATCAAAACCCAGGTAAAATACCTATACAAGAAATATCAAATGGCGCTGGCGCAGGTAATAAATTACAGGCTCTTATAGGTAATTATAATTATTATCTGCAAATGATCCGTGATGTAACTGGATTAAACGAGGCTAGGGATGCTTCTACACCAGACTCTAGGTCGTTAGTAGGTATACAAAAACTAGCAGCTGCAAACTCAAATGTAGCAACTAGGCATATATTAGATGCTTCTTTATTTTTAACACAAGAAGCCGCAGAACAATTGTCTCTTAGAGTTTCTGATATTATAGAGTACTCACCAACAAGAGACGCTTTTATACAACAAATAGGAGCTCACAATGTTGCTACGCTACAGGAGATGTCTGAGTTACATCTTTACGATTTTGGTATATTTATAGAGTTACAGCCAGACGAAGAGGAAAAACAAACTCTTGAAAATAATATACAAATGGCACTGCAACAAAAAATTATAGATTTAGATGATGCTATTGATATTAGACAGGTTAAAAACCTTAAAATGGCAAATCAACTTATAAAATATAAAAAGAAAAAGAAAATGGAGAGAGATCAAGCTCTTCAACAACAAAATATAGAAGCCCAAGGTAAATCACAACAAGAAGCGGCTCAAGCAGCTGCTCAAGCTGAACAACAAAAAACTCAAGCAAAGTTAGAAGCTGACATGCAGATGGAAGAAAAAAGAAACGGTATGAAAATACAATACATGCAACAGGAGGCTGAGTTAAAGATGAAACTTATGGATCACGAGTTTAAGCTTAACATGCAGATGAAAGAGTTGGAGGGTAGAAACGCTATGCAAAAAGAAGGTTTGAAAGAAGAGGCTAAAACAAATAGAGAAAGAGAAAAAGCTTCACCTAATTTTGAATCTAAAGGTATGGATTCTATAGAAGGTGGAATGGGTGTTGCTGGATTAACAAACAACTAATTATTTAATATTATTATATCATGGAAGAAAACGAAAACAAAGAGGTAGTTGAAGAAACTACCGATCAAGTAGAAGAAACTACAGAAAATCAAGAACAAGAACAAGAGCAAGAATCAGCTGTCTCAGTAAATGAAGATGGTGATATAAAGCTCGATATGTCAAAATTTAACGAACTACAAAATGCCGATACAGAGCAAGAAACAACAGAAGTATCTACAGATGAACAATCCGAAACTGTACAAGAAGTGGTTGAAGAAGTACCATCAGAACAAACCCCCGTTTCAGATGAAGAATCAGGAGTTGATGAAACAGTTGAAGAAGAACAGGTAGAACAAGAGGCTGAGTATGTAGATCTTGAGTTACCAGAAAATGTTGAAAAACTAGTTGAGTTTATGAACGAGACTGGTGGTACGTTAGAAGATTATGTTAAACTTAACAGTAATATAGAAGAAATGGACGATTCTGAAGTATTACATGATTATTATAAAAGAACTAAACCTCACTTAAACAACGAGGAAATAAACTTTCTTTTAGAAGATCAGTTTTCATATAACGAAGATGAGGCTGATGAAAAAGAAATTAAAAGAAAAAAACTAGCTTTAAAAGAGCAAGTTGCTGAAGCTAGAAAACATTTAGATGATCAAAAGTCTAAATACTTTGAAGAAATTAAAGGTGGTAAGGCTGAGCTTTCAAAAGAACAGCAAAAAGCTATTGATTTCTTCAACAGATACAACGAGGAGGAGTCGGAAAACATGGCTATTGTAAAAAATCAACAAGAAACTTTCCTTAATAAAACCAAGCAGGTTTTTAACAATGATTTCAAAGGTTTTGAATTTAAAGTTGGAGATAAAAAGATGGTTTACAATATTAACAATGTTAGCGATACTCATGAACAACAGAAAGATATTAACAACTTAATAAAAAGGTTTGTTGATAAAGATTCTTTAATGAGTGACGCGGCTGGTTATCATAAGTCATTGTTTACAGCGATGAATCCGGATGCAATAGCTAATCATTTTTATGAGCAAGGTAAGTCAGATGCTATAAAACAATCTGTAGCAGAAGATAAAAATATTAATACATCAAGAGGTTCTCATAGAGTCTATGAAGCTGAGGGAGGTGTTAAAATAAAAGTCTTAAATGATGAACAAAGCAATTGGGGTGATAGGCTAAGAATTAAAGGAAAAAATAATTAACTAAAAAATTTTTAAATTATGGCTGTAACAGGTGTCGCGGCGGGGAAATTAACTCCGTACGTAATGAAACAAACACTTGCTTCCAATTATATTGATTTTGCTGATACTACTACTGCTGGTGCAGCTAATTGGGCGCAACAATACCTGCCTGACTTAATGGAAAAAGAAGCTGAGGTTTTCGGTAATAGAACAATCTCTGGTTTCCTTTCTCAAGTTGGAGCGGAAGAATCTATGGCTTCTGATCAAGTAGTTTGGTCTGAGCAAGGTAGATTACATTTATCATATACTAAAGTAACTGTTGCTGATGGTGGTGGTTCTATGGCTGGTGATGCTACATTAACTTTTACCTCTGCTGAAGATGTAGACGGTAATAGTATTGGTAATTCAGGTCACGATCATGGTATTCGTCCAGGTGATATGCTTTTAGTAGCTTCTTCTACTAACACAATTCAAATGTGGGTTGATGCTGTAGAAGCTGATACTAGTGCAACTGCAACGGTAACTGCTTATAGATATGATGCAACTGCTGCTGCTGCAACTAACTTATCTGGTGACTGTACTGTATTAGTATACGGATCTGAATATGTTAAAGGTGGTATCGGTAGAGCTGGTGCAAATAAGCCACAGCACAAATCTAGAACTAACAAACCAATTATATTAAAAGATAAGTATGAAGTATCAGGTTCTGACGCATCTGCTATCGGTTGGGTTGAGATTTCTGGTGAAGAAGGTCAATCAGGTTACTTATGGTACTTAAAAGCTTCTGGTGATACTAAAGCTCGTTTTTCTGATTACTTAGAAATGGCGATGATGGAATCTGTAAAAGGTGCTGCTACTATGGCTCCTTCTACTATAACAGGTGCTGCTGGTAATTTAGGTGGAACTGAAGGTCTTTGGGCTGCTATTAGAGATAGAGGTAACATATCTAACGCTTTAGATGGTACTCCTACTCACACTGTAGCTTTAGGTGAGTTTGATGATATAATCGCTGAGCTTGACGCTAACGGTTCTATTGAAGAAAACATGCTTTTTGTAAATAGAAATGTTGCTTTAAACATAGACACAATGTTAGCTGGTGCTAATGGTGGTGTTACTGACATTGGTGGTACATTAACTAGAGGTACTTCTTACGGTGTGTTTAATAACTCTGCAGATATGGCTCTTAACTTAGGTTTCTCAGGTTTCCGAAGAGGTGGTTATGACTTTTATAAGTCTGACTTCAAATATCTAAACGATAAAGCAACAAGAGGATCTATAAACGCTGCTAACAGTACTGATGCTGTTAATGGTGTTATGATTCCAGCTGGTGTATCTTCAGTATATGACCAAACATTAGGAAAGAATCTTAAAAGACCTTTCTTACACGTACGTTATAGAGCTTCTAATTTAGAAAGCAGAAAGTACAAAACTTGGACTACTGGTTCGGTTGGTGCTACTACTTCTGATTTAGATGCGATGGAAATGCATTTCTTATCTGAAAGATGTTTAGTTGTTCAAGGTGCAAATAACTTTGTATTATTAACTAACTAATAATCATTTTTAAAAGAACCGGGGCTTCGGCCTCGGTACTTTTATTTTTTTAACTTATTAAATTATATTATATCATGGCAAAAAAAACAAAAACAAAAGAAGTAATGGTTGAAGAAACTGTTACTATGGAAAAACCAACGTTCGTGCCAGACGAACATCAGGTGTCAAAAATAAAAAAAGAAGATACTTGGGAGATTAAAGATAGAACTTATATCTTAAATAAATCTTATACACCGCTTAGTTATACTTTAAAAGCAAGAGGTGTGTATTGGTTTGATGAAGAAAAAGGATATGAAAGAGAATTAAAATACTGTAGAAACCAAAAAACAGTTTTTGTTGACGAGATGAAAGGTCCTCAAGTTTTAGAAAGAATAGTTTTTAGAAACGGTGTGTTAAGAGTTCCTAAGGAATTAGTAACACTGCAAAAATTATTATCAATATACCACCCTGGCAATGGAGTTGTATATACAGAAGTTAAACCTGTAGTAGAAGCAAGCAACGAAATAGAAAGGCTTGATCTAGAGGTAGATGCTTTGGTAGCTGCTAGAACTATGGATGTAGAAGTAGCAGAAGCTATTATGCGTGTAGAAATCGGTTCTAAGGTATCTAACATGAGTTCTAAGGAGCTTAGAAGAGATTTATTACTATTTGCTAAGCGTAAACCAAGAGTGATCTTAGAATTGCAAAAAGATGAAAATGTATTCTTGAGAAATAAAGGTGTTAAAGCTGTAGAACAAGGATTAATTCATTTGTCAAACGATCAAAGAACATTTACTTGGAGGTCAAGTGGTAGAAAACTTATGAACGTTCCTTTTAATGAACATCCGTATTCAGCTTTAGCCGCTTGGTTCAAAACAGATGAAGGAATGGAAGTTCTAAAAGCTGTTGAAAAAGAACTATCTTAATAAAAATTAGTAGGCGATCACCCTACGGGGTGATTGCTTTCTATTAATAAAATATGAAAAAATTAAAATGGGATCCATTATTACAAGAATGGGTAGGTATAAATCAAAAAACACCAGGTACAGTTAAGGACCCTTGGATATATCAACACTGGGATATCGATAGGTCTAAAGGACTTGGTGATACTATACACAAAATAACATCAAAAACAGGAATCAAATGGCTTGTTAAGTTTATAATGAAACCTATTGGAAGTTGTGGTTGTGAATCAAGAAGAGATAAACTTAACAAAATGTTCCCTTATAAAAATAAATAAAAATATATGGCATTAATAATAGCTGGTCAAACGACCATAAGTATAGACACTGTTTATCAAAGAGTTTTAGCTTTAGCTAACAAAGAGCAAAGAGGCTATATTACGCCACAAGAATTTAACTTACACGCTAATCAAGCTCAATTAGATATATTTGAGCAATACTTTTATGATTTAGCAGCCGCAACAGCTCTTAATAAAAGAGATGAACAACAACAGTCACCAGGTGCAAATGTAGAAATGGCACCGGATTTTGGTGACACTGTTAATATATTAAGAGAAAAAATATCTATTTACGAAGGCTCTACCGTTAGTTTAGCATACAGTGCAGCAAACGGATCTTTCACGATGCCTGCTCTTTCCTCAACAATTTATAGAACTGGTAGAATGTTTTATGCCGCTACAGGTGGTGGGTCTATTCCATTAAAACGTATTGAATATTATGCTTTATCTCAACTAAAAGAAGAATGGGATGCTAGAACAAACTCTAGATGGCACTCAAACCCAGATCCAGCTGAACATTATTACACTGAAAATACAGATGGTACTTATTCTTTATATAAAGAAGATACTGGCACAACACCTCTAACTAGTGGTTTAAAAATAGAAGTTGTAACTGAAGTTCCTAGAGAAGTAAAATGGGCTTATGTAGTTGTAAACGAAAAAGCTTTATATGATGCTAGTAATTCTACTGATTTTAATTTACATAGATCAGAAGAAACAAATTTAGTTATAAAAATATTAGAACTAGCTGGTATAACTATTAATAAGCCAGGTTTAGTACAGATAGCTTCAAATGAAGAGTCTCAAAACACTCAACAAACAAAATAATAAAACATGGCAAATAACTTAATAACATTAACAGAGAGACAGTATTACCAAGGTAAAGATGGGACTCAACTTTCTGGTGACGATGCTCAATATGGTAATTATCAATTTATAAAAGTTGGAGAGGTAATCAACGATATTACAGCGGCTTACTTAGGTAACGGTAAAATGCTACATGGCGTTAGAAAGCATGAGGTTACGTATCACGCTCATAGAGCCTTGCAAGAATTAAGTTTTGATACTTTTAGATCTGTAAGATCTATGGAAATAGAGATACCACCTTCTTTAGTTATGGCTTTACCAGTTGATTTTGTTGGTTATGTAAAAGTAACTTGGATGGATCCAACAGGTGTTGAACACACTTTACACCCAGCTATAGTAACCAGCAACCCAACGCCTTACAACCAAGACAATGATTATTACTTACAGTTTGACAGCAATAATGAAGCTACTCACGCGAGTGATTCTAACACTTGGTTTGAGTATCATGGTAACACTGTTAACACTACAAACCCAACACCAAATGAAGAAAGTTTATATGATATATTTAGCTTAGATGACGGTAGAAGATTTGGAGCTGAACCAAGACATATGAATGCTAATGGTTCTTTTTTTATAGATTATTGGAAAGGAAGAATACACTTTAGTGGTAACTGTACTGGAAAAACTGTAACATTAAAATATATAAGTGATGGCGTTGCCTATCTACAATCTGGCTTACCAAATCATCA